GTTTTACATACTTTCTTAAATATTTTTGATTTTTCACAAAAATTATTCTCCGCAATTTTCAGCATGCGGACTAGGATTAAAGTGTCTCTCACTGAGACGAAGCGCTTTTGTTTACCCGGAACTTCTCCGTACCGGGATCAATTTGCAACCCAAAAACTGGGGTCAGGGTCGTACTGCTGCAATGATGACATCATATGGGGACTATTCTTTGGACTCCCGTGTACCCCCCTTCCGTAGAAAAGAGCACCCATGCGGGAAGGTTTCCCCTAGATAAATCTAGGAGAAGCATTGGTGAATATAACGTATCAAATATCCAGTCGTTTTCTGTGAAAACTCTGCCGAGATATTTAAACTAATATTCGAAATAATAAAGGTTTGTGTTTCATTTATTGAACCCAGACACACGGGTTGTAACTTATCTTCCATTTTAGTTGAAGATTGATTGGCTTCCTGGTAATAAAGAATTATATTTTGAATGATATCCAAAACCAAGATCGTTGGAAAGAGTATTGAGAGCTCCCGCAGGACCTCCTAACACATATCCAGCGCCAACTTTGCCGATGTATTTCGCGGCACTTCCTAATGAATTAGAAAATGTCCACGTCTCAGCAGCAGCAGCGTTATGGTTGGAAGTGTGAGCTAATGCTTCTTCTGCACAACCAACGGCAGCCGCTCTCATAGGAATCAAATCTGTATTTGCTGCTGAAATATATTCAACAGTGTATGCGTATTGCAGATTGTAAGTTTGATTCACAGCACCAGTAATCATGACACCAATTCCACCTGCAACCATGTGAGATAGGGGAACTGCTGAAAATGAAAGAGAAGCATAATCAGGAGGCAAATAAATAACCTGAGCTAATTGTCCTTTATTATACATTCTTTGATGAGGTTGATCTCTGTAAACATCGTAAGCATTACCGTTGCCGCTGTAAGAAAGGTAGGTTTGTAAGCAACCAGATTCAACGGAAAAAGAGGATAAAGATCTACATTTCAATCCTGCGTTAACCACCCTTCCAACAGAGTATGTTAGTGGTATAGTAAATAGAGACGTGGGAATTCCTAAATTAGTCTCTGTATGTCCAGCGTCATTAAAAACAGTAATGGAACCGTTTTGTAGGTTCATATAACATCGGGCAAAACCGAGTGCATTAGTGTTAAATGACAAATTTCCATGATAAGTCGAAACTTGAGTTACAACGGGAAATTTGGAGGGAATTCTCATTTGACGACACTCCCAAGGATTATGTAGAGCACGTAAGTACTCAATTTCACCATTAGAAATTCGTGAGAATTTTTGATTTGAAACTTTTTTATTTTTAGGTTGTTTTCGAACCTTTTTAGTATTTTTCTTCATTCTACGAATGGTAGTTTTTTTCACAGTAATATTACTGTTGTTGTTTTTGTTTTGGGGCATAATGCTTAAAAATTTTGAAGAATTGAGCGCGATTTTGTCGCCTATTTCGGCCGTTTTTAAAGTTAAAAATAAAAATAAAAATACTGCTCTTTTAAAAATAGATTTGTCGAGAGTTCGACCACCACTTTGTCGTGGAATAATGTCTCTTGCGTACTTAGCGATTCTGAAAATATATCTTTTATCAGTATAAGAGAAAACTTCTGCTTCGAGTTCTTCGGGAAAATCAGAGGAATTGACTCTGGGAGCGTACGAATAGTCGAACTTCATATTACTATAAACTTGAGCGAGTCGACGAGAAGCTGGGGCACAAACACCTTCTCTAAATCGGTCTATGAACATAGATAAGACACGAGGGAGATAGGCGGAAGCTGTTATTTGAGCTGTTCGATGTTCAGATTTTGAAATGGCGGACTTAGTACTGTAAGAAGTACCTGATTTAAATAGACGAACAGTCTTTGGGATGAGACCTACATGGGGACCTCTGACAATAAAATTTTTTGAGAGAAAATCTAACTCTTCCAGCTTACCAATTTTAAAGTCTTTTGCTGACTGTCCAAGACCTCCTATTCCATACTCACATCCTAGGATACTAGTAATCAATTTTTTGCTAACAGGAATAGGCCATTCTCCTAACACGTCGTCACCAGCTGCCCAGATTTGCATTTTACTTTCGATATATGGATCAATAACATATGCAGCAAATCTATTATATAATATAGTTCTTAAAGTATTAAAACACGTAGTCGAGTAAGGATTACCTGAAAGAACTGTAGCTGTGATGAAACCCTTCATTCCTGTTTTGGTGTAAAAATAACTTTTTAATGAAGTGGTGTTTTTTAAAATTTCAGCGAGTCTATATTTAGGAATAGCTAATCCACTTCGAGCAAAGAGAATAGGGAGAATCTTTTTTAAAAGGAAAACGTCAACACTTTGCATACAAGGTAAATTTTGATGAGCGTCATGGGAAGAACCGTCATACATATAACAATTATCTGAAACAAAATTTCCTTTCTCACGAAGGTCTACAAGCTTAGTAGAAAGACCATCTAGAGAGTAACCACTTATGAAACCGGATTCTATCTGTTTAAAAATTTTTATAAGAATTCTGGCTAGATATGCACCTGAGGCTTTATTGGCTGTAGAAGGGTTAGATATTAATCTAGGTCTGCATTCTTCTAATTTGTCATGATGTAATTCATCAGGTTTAGTGAACATCTGATATCTAAAGTCAATTTTTTTAGTGGGATCATTAGTTATTTCCATACCTTGTTTATAAAGTCTTCTTTTTGATGGAATGGTATTTTCGAGGAACGTCTCTAAAC